ATAAATATTTGAGAACAATTCCGAATAAGGTTTATCCCATAATACAATATTTACTGAATCCTTATCAATTATCTTATTCCACAAAGTGACATTTTTATCAGTAATCAGATGTTCCAGGTAAGTTTCTTTCATATATCGAATATACTAAATTTCCTGCCAAACAATATGACCTTTCAAAAAAGACTCAATACGAGCCTTTGTAAGCCTTGATAGTCTACATAATACCAATGGACTAGGAAAGGACCGATTCTCCTCGTAGGACGCTAATGTAGCTCTTTTGATTCCTAATTTATCAGCTAACATTGCTTGAGTGTAACGTCTGGATTTCCTATAGTTTTTAAGGTTGTCCACGAATCTTGATCTGATGATGATTAGTTCGTCTTTAGGCTCGGTACTTTTTTTATTCATTGTTTAGTAAATTCTTGGTTTTAATTTGCCTCTCTCCGACTAAGGCTAAACAGTCGAAGCATTGCTTTTCACATTTGGGAGGAAACAGGATGTCTTGCTTATCTTGTTCGGAAAGATTTGTTTTATCCAGGTCCTTACTTACCTTATTCCATTCATCAATAGAGAAGCCTTCTTCTCCACATATCTTTTGGCAGTAGAAATTCATAGCAAGTCTTTTTTGGTAATTCCGTAATTGTATTTTTTATCAAGTTGGCGCAGAAAAAAGCGCTGATACTTATTAGCACTGCTGTTTTTGTAAAATCCAAAATATTGCTTTTTCCTTATGTCAATTGTTTGATTATCCATTTGAGCAAAATAATTTGTAAGAAATAACCTGTACCATCCTAATAATAGCAGATTATTTTCTATCCAAAAAATAGGCTTTTTGAATATGTACAGCCAACAAAAAATAAGTATATAAAGTGGAATACCGCAAAAAAGTAAAGTGAATGACATAGCTTTGTTGTCATCAAAAAATATTCCTGATAAGAATGCATTTACAACGAAGTAGATATAAATTAAGTGTATCAAAATTTTCAAGTCTAATTTTAGTTATAATCAAAAAATAATTCAGGGGTATTCCCACATAAGCAATCTAATTTTTGTTGTTTACCCATGGTGTTGTTTTCTATATCTGATGTGGTTTTATGATCTCTATAAATTGGATAACCATTATCATATAGTCTTTCCATTCTTTTCCACCATTCCAGACCTTCTGGATGCTTTCTGAAATTTTTAACAAGATTTTCTCCACCTTTTTTATGGCAGAAATCACAATTACCTTCATAATCTTGCCAATCTCCGTATCCTAAATCATAAGGTTTAAATTCAGGTTCATTCCAAAAATCATTTACATTCTTTTTGTTTATTATAAAGTCTACTAATGGATAAATAAAATCATCAGGACGATCTTGTATTCGTCTAACTTCGTCTATCCGAATGCCAATTGCTTGTCTGAAATCTTGTTTATTTAATCCTAAGTCTTTTAAAAAGGCATTGATCGGATTGATCTTTAGTTCTCGGCTACAGTGTAAATATTCTATAGATGGTAAACCATATTTTTTAATAACTTCCTCAAATGGCTCTCCATTCATAGAAAGATTATTAAATGTTTTTAATGTGAAACCAGATGATTTTTTTTGATTATGATATACTTTAGCCTCAATTATATTAATTGGTTTTTTGATAATATGATCTTGTATATCTCTAAGAAATTGTATTGTTTTCAAATCTTCACGACCAGTATTCATAAAAACATACACTTTTTCATACTTACTGTACAAAGGACAATTTTCAAGCAAATAAGCCATTAACCCAGACGATCTACCACCAGAAATACTGCAAATAATAAAAGGTTTTGCCGAATCATTGAATGACGATCCAGGACTAATGATCTTGCCGAAAATATCTTTGTTTAGTTTGGAAGGATCAGTAATCTTCTTAATTCTTTCTTGAATGGTCATTTTCTATTTCCTCCTTCTAGTTTCATATTAATAATTGATTTTTCAGTTTAGTTCTAATCCAGGTAAATAAAAAAGCCGTGGGAAAACGGGGAGAGTCCCCACGGCTAAACCAATTATAAACCTAAAATTATGAAGTAGTTGTACAGGGATTCGAACCCCAAAGACCCGAGCAACAAGACCAATTGATACGCTTGTCAACAACTATTTGGCAGCTTACCTGCCAGCACATGGTTAAAACTTACGGAACTACCTTGTCTCGGATTAGATACCGAAGTATAACACAGCAATGCTGTCGTGAACAGCGCAGGATTCGAACCTGAACATAGTCTTGTAGCTATTCCGCTGATAACAGCAGCTGATGCGTCTACCAATTCCGCCATCTGTTCAGTTTGCATTTTTATTATTACTCTGGAATGCTAACCCCGAGGATTCGCAGTACATACAGGGATCGAACCCGTGACCTTCTCGCAGACAACGAGCTATTCTACCCCTGAACTAATGTACTTTATGTTAAAAACATCTTCCTCTGGGTCATTAGGTGGAAAAAATTCCGAAAACCACCATAATCGAGATTTTACGATTCCTTCTTGCGTTATGATTCACTCAGCCATACCCGACGGCTAAAAGATGTTTTTGATTTCAATGAACTATAAAACGACCGTCGCAGGCTAATAGGACGTTATGAGCACCCTTGTTCAAGCATTTGTGAACCCTTATTGGCTTTTGATTACCTCACCTTTCGGAAACGGTCGTTTAGTATTTTATCCCAACCGACTACGTGTCGTTAGCTTCTCGCTATTGGGTTATTCTTTCGATATTCAAAGATAAAAAGAAATATTATATAAACAAATAATATTGTATATAATTTATAACTTTTCGATATATTATTTTTCAGCATTAAGATTTTCGGTATCTCTTTCTTCTTTTGCTTCTTTAAGGATCTGCAATCTTTCAGCTTCAACATCTGTAACTTCACCCAGTAGCATCATTGCTGTTCTTTTACTCATAAGATTGGCGCCTACCATTTTGGTAATGTCACTGATAAGCTCTGTTTTGTTTACTGGTAAAGCGTCTTTAAATTTGATACCTGGATTAACATTGATCATATCTGTGAGCTCTGCCTCACTGAATGAAATAAGCATCTTCTTGATCACATTAATTCTACGAACAAGCATTTCATTCAATCGCTTCTGAGATTTATTACCTTTCATTTGTGGCCCCATAAACAGGAGGCGCAAAGCAATTCCCGACGTACCGTTGCTCATAAGCTTAGACATTGTTCCGAAACTTATGTCAGGAGTATTCGTTGCATCAAATTGTTCTTGCTTGACAATGTCCATTTCAAGCTTTTTAGACTCGACCATTGCCTCTGGTTGCACGAAAGAAACGCTACCTTTCGCCCCATTTTCACCTTTAACTTGGATCACTTTTGCAGTTTCACCTTGTGATGGTAAAGTCTCAACGTCCCCCTCAATAACCATGGTAGAATCACCGTAATATTTGTTAGTATCAGCAAGGTTAGAAAGGTTTTCTTCCTCCCTATCAGCTAAAGGCTGTGTGTTGGACCATTCGGGGCGCTTCTGTGAGTGGTAAACAATAGTTAAAAAGTCGTAGCTATTTTTTGTTTCTGTCTGCCATTCCCCACCATCAACCTGCATTCCTAATAAAACAGTATCTGTACTGTATAGCTCAAAGTGCAAAGTCTTAGTATCAGTTACCGGATCAATGCTTTCATACTTACGACCAAGACCGATAAAATCGTTGTGTTCATCCCAAATAGGAAAAATATCGTCTCCGTTCTCTTTGCATAGTAGGATCATTCCAGGTCTGCGAGTGCTGCCTTCCAAAACTGTACCCTTCCAGTATTCTGCATCCTCGAAATCATACCACAACTCAGCGCAATGGGTCTCAATCATACGGCGCTCCACGATATCCTCAGTCTTGAATGATAGCTTATTATCACGCCAAACCTTTTGAATGAGATCAAAGCAAATGTTTTCGGCAGCTATTTCACTAGAAAAATCGAGTTCAATATCTGCTCCACACTCAAAGAATACTGCCGACTGTACGATCTGCATTTGTCTTGCGAGCTGCAGTCTACTTACTGGTACCTCATCTGTTTCTTTAGTGGTCTTCTCCTCGTTTGTAATTTGATCGATGTATGTTTCGCCATCAAATTCAAGCGCCCTATTTGGCCGTTTGACAGGATCGTTGACATCATGAGCATACGGATCGTACTGCTTCATGGCATCCGCTACAGTCAAGACTGTACTGCCTAGTTTGATCTTTTTCTCTAGTTTACCAACTACCTCGACAACTTTGGCAAAATCGCCGGATAATAATTCTTTTAGCTGTTCCTTTTTCATTTTTTATCTTCTTGTTCTTTTGCGTGATGAACCTAAGCCTAATTTTGCAACCGCCTGTGCAGTTTTCTTTTTAGCATCAGGATCATTCTTAGTAAGGAAATCAAATGCGTATCTAATCGCATCTATAGCATGATTCCATTTATCTATTGGCAATCCTGCTTTCTTATCATTCCAGATATAATTTTTGAGCTCAACTTTTACATTCCTACTCCTTGGCGTGTATACTATTGTATAATCAGCCATTTTTAAAAGGGAAGCATTAACAGATCCTGGAGCTTTCCAGCATTCAACAATATTTAGTTTACCAAGCTTTTTAATATCGGCTATTAACCGATCTTCTGAGCTATCACCGACAATGAGATCAGTCGATTTCTGAATACGCGATTTATTCAGCTCAATAATATCGTTTGTTCCCAAATGCTTGGTGTCATAATATTCTTCGTCAACATGTATGATCATCTTTTTGCGATCAACAGCAACCCTCATAAGCGTATCAGGATCGACAGAAAAACCATAATCCTGTCCATAAACGTAAGGCAGGTATTCGTTAAACTCACCTTCCATTGTTTTAGGGAGAATAACACCTTCTTTAATATCAGCCCATCTACCAATAACAACGTTGGCATATTTGGACATCTGATACTTAGCACGGTCAAACGTCCCGTCTGGTCTAGTTGCTTGAGCGATTGACTCCTGTTTGATCTGCTCTATTCTTTCTAAGAAGTTATCAGCAAGGTTTTCAAGATTATCAAGGTAGCTCGTATGGATATGTAAAACATTAGGATGAGTAGAGATTTGCACGTCTACACCGTCAATTGTTTCAATTCTATGCGTGTCCTTGATATACTGCTCATAAACAAAATGAGAATCATCCGTAGGATTCATAATTAGGATAATTCTATTTTGAATACCTTTTTGACGAATAGACAACATCAGTTTTTCGTAACTTTCAAAGTCGGTCCATTCCTCCATCTCATCACCAACGAATGTTGTAAGCCCCTGAATTGACTTCAATTTTGCCGTTTGGTTACCCGATCCGGTTTTGATACCGCGAAACATGATAGGCACGCCAGTACGTTTATTGATGATGTTGTTTTTCTTAACCGTGAAAAACTTTGCTGTGCCTTCTAAATTGATCTTCTCCTGAAACTCTGGAATAACAGAATCGGCTGCAGATGACATCGTATAACGAGAAAAAAGGATGCTATGCCCTTTCTTAAAGCTTAATCTTTCAAGGAACAACGAGCCGTTAAATGATTTACCAGAACCACGACCACCCGTGATAAGAATGATAAACTTGCTCTTATCTTTATAAAGAGGAATGTAAGGATCGGCTATTTTTATTTTTGGCCGAGGCTTTGTCCTTGTTATCCCCCTTCTACTCGCTGTCGTTACCTTCTTCGTCATCGAAATCGGTACCGTCTTCTTCTTCGTCGCTATTAGCATCTAACCAAGCATCAATTTCAATACTACCACTCATGTGGATATCCTGCTCCATTTGCATTTTTGTGGCTATGTTCCACATCTCAGGCTTTTTATGTTTAAGCCATGCCATTGCTGCACCAGTATCGGGGGGTAATTCCGTCTCAGTTTCTTGAACTACTTCAACACGTTGAGGCTCGCCATCATCATTTGGCCATAACTCCCATCTACGAACAGTTGTTTTAACTTTCAAGCCTGTCGCACGCCTAAATAGTGAGTTTTCGACTAATACTTCCAAAGGCTGTCTGCCTTTTTTTAAAGCTTGTGTTAATTGAGGAAATTTAAGTTTTAGCTTGCAAAAATATGTTGGATCAAGATCTAACAGTTCTGATATTTGACAATCATCGTAACCATCCCTTGCCCAGCCTTCAATTTGAAGGATAAACATTGGATCCTCATAGTCATGCTTCGGCTTTGCTCCTGCATTACTTTTGTTTTTTGCCATTAATTCCCCTTTCTTTTATCTCTTTGATAACTTTTGAAACCTGATTGAGGTGCTCAGTAATCTTAGGAATATCTTTTTTAATAGACTCCCTAACATCATCCATAATCCCTTTTACTTGCTTAAGCTTTGCCTCTGGAATCTTTAAAACCTCACTATAATACTTTACTTGGCATTCTGAAGAACAAAAAGAAAGTGGAGTATTTTCGCCAGTGTATAAAACTGCATTCTTGTAAATGAATCCAACTGTGTTAAGATAAGCGCCTGTTGAACCGAAGCTTCCTTTCCATTCCAA